GGAGAAGAAGTAAATAACACGAAGTTATTTGCAGCTTGCACACATAAACATCTTTCAGAAAGGAAGTGTACTTCCATTGCATCAAGATCAGATGTAGCAGCTCCCCCAACAGATCCAGTTATCCAAGACTTCATTCGTCTGTCATCAGCCTGTGAAGCTCTATAACGTACGTGTAAGAATGGACGACGGATGTTAGTTCCTAAGATTTGATCGTAAACCGTAGATGTTCCAGCAGGAACAAGGATTCCATCAATATCACTAGTACCTCCACGAGTAGAAGCATCGTTTAAGTATTTCCAGTCAGTTTTGTAGAAGTCATAAGAACCTCTTCTGAATCCAGAAAAACCTAAATTTAATGCCATCTCTTCAGAGTTTTCAAATAACCCATAAGCAGTACCACCAGCAGATCCAGCAGATACGTTAGCTAACATGTTATCGAAAGCAAGAGAAGTAGCTCTGTTTAAGAAAAGCATGTTCTCTTCAATAGCTCCTTGAGTATCTAACTGAGCAAGAATTGTGTCAAATTCAGCAATACCTTCACCTGCGCCTGTTCCGCCAAATGTAGCATTAGTATATACGTTACCTCTTTCTTGAATAGCAGCGAATAAACCTTCAGTACCTTTTGCGTTGATTGTTGCACTAAATCCAGGCACTGCAGCTTGGTTAGTAGCAAAACCTCCAGCAGCAGCAGCAAGTTCACCTTCAACTACAGACATTTCTAAGTAATCTTCAAAACGTAAGCGAGTTTCGCCTTCAGCTTTTAAGTACCATAAATATCCAGAAGTTCCAGCTTCAGTTGCAACCTCAACCCATCCAATCTGAGCAGTGTCAGAACCAGAGATAGAATATTTATCTTTGATGATAATTGGTGAATTGCTAAATTGCGTAAAAGATGGAGTGATGTTTGCTGTAGATCCTGTTGTACCTTTAGCAAATTCAGATCCGTAAACAAATACCTTAAGTCCAGTTGCAGCTAAGCCAGAAAGGTCAGCAGCTTGGTAAGGATATACAACAGCAGTTGTATTAGTTACAGATGCAACAATTACTTTTTCACTAGCAGGCTTTGAAGGATCAGTAATAACCAAAGTCATGTTTGGTACAATTACGTGTCCAGCTGGTAATGTAAGAGTAGCTACTTGATCAGAAGCTACTGCTTCATAAGCAACGTGTAATCTGTTTTGCTCAGACCAAATTACTTGATCAGATTGCAATGGCATTTCAGCTCCTACCATACGTAAGAACCCAGAAATAGTTCTGTTACCATAACGCTCTACTTCAGCCTCATAAATCTCAGGCAAGTATTGTTGAGCGAAGTCATTAGCAGGAGTGTCACCTGCAAAGTTTAAATAGTTGGTGCTAAGAGCTTGCTGCTTCTGTGAAGGAAGCAATGAAGCTGGATAAGCGCCACCGTTTTCGAAATTTCCCATAATAAAATGTTTTTAATGTTTATTTTTTTCTAATTTTTAATCTTGAAGAATCAACACCATTAATTGCTTTTACAGAAAACCCATTCACAAATACACTGTCGGGCGCTGACTGACGCACATCTCCGGAAACATTATTAGATTTCGCTGTTATGTTACGTACTGCGTCTGCTTTACCTTGTTCGTAAAAGTGTTGAGCAATTGTATCTGCATTTCTGGCAGCAAATATAGCTTTATGGTATTGAGACTGATTTTTAACATTTCCATCGCTATCTAGAAACTTTCCGATAACTTGTGTTAAATCATTCTGTTGATCCATTACAGTGCTTGAATCTTTTACTCCATACCTAAACTTCTTTTCTCCTACGTTGAAATCAAAACCTTTGAATTCATTTGTAAAATAAGAATTAGTATCTTGTAAAAACTTATCCCGCACTTGCACATTTGCTTGTTGCTCTTCGTTGTACCTATTGAAAAAGTCCGTAGCTTTTTGTTGGTCTTGGGTTACGCCGGGCCTCAACTTGATTTCGTCGTAATATTTACCCTTTAAACCTTCCAAATAATCCTTGGCTTTTGCAATCTCTTCTTTATACGCAATTTTCTTTTTACGTATATCCCTTTCCTCGTCTAACTCTTCATCATATGAAAAGTCTTCTAAGATAAGGCTAATATCTTCACCTTCTAAATAAGGTTTTGTTTTAGCGTAATACTCGCGTAGTAACGCACTATTGTCTATTGTAGAGTAATCCGCACTTAAGCGAACGTAGTCTTGAAGCGTTCCCCCTGTTTCATTCATAAAGTTTACAACTTTTTCAATGTTTTCAGGTAATCTAACCCCAGTACTCTCTTGTTTAGCTATAGCTTCTTGAACATCTTCTTTTAAATCTTCCGCTTGTTCTTGAACCTCTTCGTTACTTATTTCTTGAAGTACTCCTTCAGTATCTTCTGTAACTTGTGGTTCTTTACCATCTTCTGCAATTTCACTAGATGTATTGATGTCTAACTCAGTGACTTGTTCATCACTTTTGTCTTCATCAATTACTACTTTAGTAACGTCTTCTACTGGAGCGTCCAAATTAACTTTAGTAACTTCATCGTTATTTGAAAACTTTCTTGGTGTTTTGGATTTAATTTTAAAATCCCCTTCTTGTTTTACTTCTGACATAATATAATATAATTAAATAATTAAAAAATTTACTTTACTTAGGGTCAAATTGTTCTAAACCAAACCCTCCTAATACATCCATACCTGAGGACTCAAAGTTTTTTGGTGGTGAATTGTTTTGTCTTTGATTAATCAACTCACTTTGTTGCGAAGCTACCAACTTTGCTCTACCGTCTTTACGATCTTCTTTATTATTTTCTTTACCTGTTTGAGCCTGAGCGTTCACTTGAGCTAACTGCATGTTGTAATCAAATTCTGTACCCATCAACTGTTTTTTAATATCAGCCTCTTGTTGCAGTTTTTGAATACCAAATTGCATTTTAGCTTGCTCTAACTGTATTTTTTGTTCTGTTATAACTTGTTGCTTCTGAGTTTCAACCATCGCTGTTTGTTCCGCTAATTGAGCATTAGCTTGAGCTTGAGCTTGCATGTTAGCTTGTTTAGCTTCTTGATCTCTTTGAGCTTTTTTACGCTGTTTAACTTTTAATAGTTCGTTAGCTGTTTTAATATTAGCTACATTCCTAATGTCAATAGCATCTTCTAAAGCTATTAACCCAGAACCTAGTGCAGTCTGAATGTTATTTTCCAGCATAGCTCTTTCTTCTTCGTCCGGCATTAACTCTAAGAAAATACCAAAATCGTGTAGTTGCAAACTAGCTAGTTCTTCTAAAGTTCCTACGTTGTAATTGCTTACAGATTTTTTGAGAGCTTCTGCTGTTAGCGGATAAGCTAATGCATCTGCTAATCTTAATGCAATATTTTCACAGGTAGATAATGTTATGTACATTTGAGCTTGCAAAATATGACGTGTAGCTGTATTTGAATTTGCAGCTGCCATTTTTTGTAACCCTACTAAAGCAAATTTATCCGGAGTACTTCCGTCTCTAGCCTCATTAAGGCCCGTGACATCACGAATCATTTGTAAATAATATTGATATGTGCTTATTAAAGCGCTTAATTTAGCTTGTCCACTAGAAGATTGTAACTCTTGAATTGGAACCTTACCTCTATTAATATCTCCGTCCTGAGTTAACGACCTACCTACTATAGAACCAGTTTGAAAATACATATTTAACGCTTCTGCAGCATTATAATTAGTTCCATTACCAAGATCAACTTCTGCCAAACCATCAACATCTACATACACACCGTCTGGTACCATACGAGATAAGACTTGTTGCATTTTTAAATGCGTAATCTGAATCATATCTGCAAATCCAGTAACACGACTTACTAAAGAATTTATTCTACCTTTATACATTCTTGGTGCACAAATTGAATAGTTCATTTTAACTTTTGTAGTATCAGAAAAAGGTCTTGTCATATTTTCTGACAATTCCCATTTAAGCATTTTATTTTGACCTAATATTTTAGCTCCACTATATAATACTTCTATTGATCTACCTACTCTTTCAAAATTGTCATTCTTAGGTGGATTAAAAGTGTCAGGCTTTTCTAATGCTTTTTCTAATCCAGCATCTGTCTTTTTAATTTTAAAAACTTGATCCTGGTATGTTTTGTATTCAAAATATAAAACATTAATTTGATCATCTGTTGTATCACCACCATTCCAATTTCTTAAATAATTATTTGGTGTGTTACCCCAAGATTGTATTTTCTTTAATTCTTCTGAGGTTAATTGAGGAAACTGTTTCTTTAATTCTGAAAGTGATATTGTTTTTACTTCACCTACATAATATAAATCTTCAAAGTTAGGATCTTCTGTATACGAATAGACCATACTAGCTGGGTCACAATAGTCTACTGTAATTCCTTCAGAAGGATTAAAGTTTGTTTTTGTAGCTCCAATACCTAATACAACTAAATCGTATAAAACACGCTTTCTTTTTTCGTCATATCTATTTTTATCAAGAATAGTGTTGATAGCTGACTCTTCAGCAATTTCAACAGATTCCTTAAACTCTAACTGCATCTTTAACGAGAGTTCGTTAACGTCATTTGGTAAACTTTCTGGATCTGTGGAGTACATATTAACTTCCATAGTCTCTTGAACTTTGTCTAGAAACTCTTTAGCCATCATGTCACGCATTATTCTTTCTGCGTATTTTGTTCTTTTTTGCAAAGATTCTGGATCTTGAGCAAATGCTTGTATCTCGTATGATCTTTGCGACATACCATTAACTACTATATCTACAAATTTTGCTATTACCGGTACTGGCTTCCAGTCTAAATTCAAATAAGACAAATCACCATTAATAGCTAATTCATCTTTATATTTTTGTATTGACTGCTCTCCTCTAGCGTATAGTTTAAGTCTATGGTAGTTTTGAAAATTAGCCATAAACCTGTCACCGCCGGAGCGATTATTTCTAAACCATTCGTTCTCTATAGCTTGTCCTACTTGCACGCCATAATCTAAACTTTGCTTTACCTCTTCAGGTACCACCTGATCCGGAAATGAACTATTATAGTTAGTTGATACCATTTACATTATTTTTGAACTGTACCCTTTGTTGTCGTATTTTTTAATACTCAAAGTGTGTGATGTTATTATTCTTTCAGCCCTTGGACTGTACTTATTTTTATTGCAAGCCATAATAGCTAAACCAGAGCTAATTGATGCATCGTGCTTTGTTCTATTGTTTATATTAAATCTTCCCCAATCTTCAAGAGTTTTTTGCAAATACATTGTTCCATGAGTACCATCAGATTGTAAGCCAACATAATCTTCTATGTATGCTTCTATAGCGGCTGCATGTGCTTGTTTAATATCCTCACTTGAGTTAGGCATTCCACCAATTTCTCTTTCTGTTACAGATAACTTGTTTAAAAGTCTATCTGGTCTATTCATTGAAAACCCTCTATAGCCTCTTCTCTTTAAATAATAAAGCAGTCTAGGCTTGTTATTCTCTGCAAGTATTGGCATTCCATAAAATACTAAAGCCATTAAAACATCCTCAAAGAATATGTCTGCAGTTTGAGGTCTTGCAATGTATTCTAAAAAAAACGTGTTAGCCGGATGATCTTCCATACTAAATTTAGTAAGACCGTGCAGTGCTCCTTTTGAACCTTTACCATCCGTAGTTCCTGAAATGTCGTATGAATCGCATCCGAATGCACCCATATGTTCATTACCTGGATATTTAATACCGTTTTTTATTATTACGCGGTTTTGTTGGTTTTTATTTGGTATCCAAGATATAATAAATCTACCA